TTTAAAAAAAAAAAAAAAAAAAACTAAAGAAGAATCTGAAATATTAAATGAATTAACAAGAATTAATATTTTAACTAAAAATCAATTTAAAAGTTTACCTACAGATCTACAAAATCAATTACAATTTAATGTAATATCTTCATTTAGTACTACTGAATTTACTATTGCCGATGATATGTCTAGATATATTTTAAGTATAGTCGATCCTAAAACACTAAAATCAAACAAATTATCTAAATTATCGATAACAGATGCTACAGCATGTATTGGAGGAAATACAATATCATTTGGTAAATATTTTTCTAATGTAAATTCTATAGAATTAGAAAAATATAATTTTCAAATATTAAAGCACAACATCAATATTTCTAAAAAATTAAAGGATTTATATAAACCGTCATTAAATGGAACTATTAAAATATATAATAGTGGATATCAAGAAATATTGCCTAAATTTACAAAAACAGATGTAATATTTTTTGATCCTCCTTGGACTAAAGAAGGTGAACCCTATGATAAGGATAATCCAGCAATACCTTTATTAGGAGATAAAACTATATTCGAAGTTATAGATGAAGTATGTGAATTATATAAATATGTTTTTGTTAAATTACCTATAAATTTAAAAGTTGACCAAAAAGTTTATAAAATAAAACGATATCAAAAAATGATATTAATTTATAAGGTTTGCTCAAAAAAAGACAAAATAATTTTAAAAGAACCTATTGAAGATAAACCTAAAGAAAATCCTACAGAAAAATATAAATATATTTTATCTCAAAGAAAAGCATATGTGGAATGGGTTAATAACGAATTCTATGATAAATTAATGTCAAATATTGATAATGATATGTACAAAAGTTATCAGAAATTTGTTAAAGGTTATTTATCAATGGAAACACCTTTCAGGGGACTATTAGTATATCATGGATTAGGTACGGGTAAAACAGCCACTGCTATTATAACTACCGAAGGTTTATCAACTAGAAGAATTAATACATTTTTACCAAAATCATTGAAAGAAAATTTTATTAGTGAAATTAAAGATAAAAAATTCACAAATGATGAATATGATATAAATTCAAATAATTGGCAATTACATAAAAATGAAGAACTAGAGAATAAAGATTTATTACAAAAATTAGAAAAATATGATTTAAATTCAAATTTTTTAAAAAATGTTATAAAATCTACTAAAAAACAAATTAAAAAAAACAATCCTGATAAAATTTCTGAAGTAGAAAGTGGTGTCTTTATTAAAATTTCAGACTATTATGATGATACTAAAGATATATATACCACTACTGGTGAATTAATTAAAAATGATATAATTAAATCACAGGACCTTCCGACTGATATTATTAAATTATCAGATATTAATATAATTCAATTAGAAAAACAAATTAATGAATTAATATTAAATAAATATAATTTTATACATAGTAATGCATTACCTAAAATTACTAAAAAACAATTAAGTAAATTAGAAATGCATATGGATGATGATGTTAAAATATTATTAGAAGATGATGAACAAAATCAGTCTGATAGACAAGTAATTATGGATAAATTAATTGAAAAATATAATGAGAATAAAAAAAATAATATTTTATCTCCATTTTATAATGAAGTAATAGTCATAGATGAAGTTCATAATTTAATTAGTCAAATATCAGGTAAAAGAGGACCTTCTTTATTATTTTATGAATGGATTATTAATAGTGTAGATAGTAAATTAATATTTTTATCAGGCACACCTATTATTAATAAACCTTCTGAAATCGCTTATCTATTTAATATGTTGAAAGGTAAAATTCATGTTTATGATTTTGTAATCAATATGAATGGAGATGTTGATGAAATATCAACTAAACTTAAAGAAATATTTTATGGTAAGATATCTTGTATAGAACAATTAAATGTTAAAAAATATAAAGGGAAAATAATTGTATCAATTATTAAAACAAATACTAATTTTTCAAATATAAAAGATGATGATGATGTAATTAAAACAATTAAATATGGTGATTATGATTTTACAGAGTTTATAAAACAAGTATATTCTGGTTTACATAAATTCACAGATCCAAAATCTATTTCACCTACCCAGAAAGAATTACAAATAATTTTAAAGGGTAAAACTATAAATAATATTATTCAAGGTAATATTCAAAAAGTATTTGATGATGATACTAAAGTAATATTTAATAAAAATCATAAATTATTCGAAATATATGATGATAATAATAATATAATAGATTTAACTGATAATAATGAATTTATTAATTATTTCTTTGATGAACAAGATAATATTCCTCCTAGAAAACAAGTCCATTTAAGAAGAATGTTAATGGGATTAACTTCATATTATCCTATTGATAGATCTTCTATATCTTATATGCCTGAAATTGTTCAATCTTTTATAAATATTAATCAATATGATGATTATTCTATTACTAAAAAAATCAATTTAGTACCATGTTATATGTCATATGAACAATTTATACAATATGAAGTACAACACAATAAACAAGTAGAACAAGATATAAAACAAGCACGGAAAAAAAACATATACGATGATGGATATTTTCATTTTTTTGGAGGCACTAGACAAATATGTAATATCGCTTATAATGAACCAGGTGATGAAGAAACTAAATATAAATTAATGCATGAATCTAATAATTTTAATGAAAATTTACAATTATATTCCCCTAAAATGTTCGCAATTATGAAAAATATAGGCAGATTTATTAATGTTGACAAACCAACTGGAAAAATATTATTATATAGTGTCTATAAAAGTGAGGGTGGTTCTGGAGGATTTGAACAAGTATTAATATCTAATGGATATGAGAAATTCGATCATACAACTAATAATATAGAAGACTTAATCAAAACTAATGATAAAAAGAAAAGATTTACATTTATAACAGGTGATGAAGATGATATTACTAAACAAATGAATAAAGAATCATATAATAATATAGCAAACAATAATGGTGAATATATTCAAGTAATGATTATATCACAATCAGGTGCCGAAGGTATTTCATTAACTTGTGTTAGACAAGTACATATATTAGAACCATTCTGGAATAATGTTCGTGTGGATCAAGTATTCGGGAGAGCTATTAGAAGAAATTCACACATTGGTCCAGATCCAAATAATCCTTGGTTACCTAAAGACCAACAAAATGTCGAACAATATTTATATTTATCTATGTTTCCTGAAGGAAATAATACTAAAGAAATATTTAAATCAATAAAGGAATTGGATTGGTTTATTTCGAGAGATACTGAATATGTTGAAGATAATTTTGAACAATATTTATTAAGTAATAATGAAAAATTATATGTAATGATTCAAAATATTCTAAATGTAAAAACATCATCCAAATCAGGTACTACCGATCAAATGTTGTTTGATATTATGGAACGCAAATATAATATTAATGAAAAATTAAATGATATTATTAAAGAATCTTCAGTTGATTGTATTAAACATACTACAGATGATCCTATTCTAAATAGTAAATGTATACAATTTTCAGATAAACTTCAAGCAGAAATAGCATATTTTCCTGGTTTGGATACAGATGAATTAAACCAAATAGATAATATACAATTAAAATCAACATTCTCATATTTTATAAAACCAGACATAATTGTAATATCAGCAACAAATAAAAAAGAAGATATATATTCATATTATAAGATAAATTCAAGATATAAAGATGAAGACCCACGATATATTAAAGAAAATGGTAAATTATTATGTGATTATTTCATAAATCAAAATACATTTTATATATATGAAAATGATAAATTTCATTTAAATAACAAAATTACTAGTAAATTTTCTGTTATTCAATCTATATATAAATTAATAGATGATAGTAATATTAATGATGATATTGCCAAAAAAAAATTCCCTCGATTGGATGCTATTAAATTGAATGAATATCTAAAAGGATATAAAATTAAATATAATGTCAATGATAAATTATTTTATATGCCTATAAATATTCACAATTTAGAAATATTTAAATTATATGATTATAAAAAATATCTTGAATCCGGTATAACTAAAGAAGATAAATATTTTATAATACATTATAATAAAAATTTTTATGAATTAAATTAATTTATTTAAAAAATATAAAATTTTGATTACTTAAATTTATAAATTTCATATCTATATCCAAATCCATATTTTTCAAATTATTACTTTTTTTAATAATTAATTTATTTCCATCTATATCATGTATTTTTAGCGGATAACTTAATACACTCCTCATATCTATAATATTATTTTCAAAATCAGTTAATTTAATATAATCATTTATTAAATATTCAGTTATAATATATTTATTATGTAATACAATATAATCGTCATTAATAATTATTTTATTTATATTTAATATATCAATAATACTATGGACAGTTTCTGATATATCAGTTATATTTATATTAATATTATTATTAAAATTTATTTTAATATTATTATCTATAGGATAATACACTCCATACTTTCTAGTATTATTTTCTATAGTTTCATCTAATTTTAATGATACATTTAATTCATTAATTTTCATATTAATAATTGGCGATGAGAATATATAATTATCTTCTATTGGTAATATTAATTTATCTAAATTATTATTGTTGAAAATTATATTATTATATTTTAAATCAATTTTATAATTATATCTTGAAGAATTATTATTTAATCTATCTAATGATGATATTTTGATAATTTTTTTTTGTTTTACACCTTTAGGATTTGGAGATGAAATTATGATATTAGATTTCCCACCTTTAGAATTTGTTGATGAAAATATGGCATTAGGTTTTTTAATGTTCAGACTATTATCATTTAATAAATTACTATTATCATTTAATAAATTACTATTGTCATTTAATAAATTACTATTATCATTTAATAAATTACTATTATCATTTAATAAATTACTATTATCATTTAATAAATTACTATTACCATTTACATTATTTACTTTTTTTTGCTTTAACATATTAATATCATTTGATCTATCCTTATTATATTGTTCTAATAGATCATTTATATTTACAGATGTTTTCATTTTATTATCTTGTTCAATTCCTTTTAATTTATCAGATAATAATTCAACACTATATTTTAATAATATATTATTTAATTCTTCTAATGAATATGTACCATCAATATTATTTTCATATACATGAGTAATATTGTCTTCATACAATTTTTTATATTTATCATTCAATTTTATATTTATAGAATGTTCATTCATTAATATGTCAGATATTTTATCATAAACAAAATCAGTATTCATTTTTGAAATAAAATTTTCACCCATATTAATATTACTAAAAATTTATTTCAATAGTTATACGCAATAATTTTATAATTATATATATAAATGAATAATAATAATATTTGGGGACCAGATGCATGGTTATTTTTACATACAATTACTTTCAATTACCCAGAGAACCCCAGCGAACAAGATAAAGTAAATTTTTTCACATTTTTTGATTCATTAAAACATGTATTACCATGTGAAAAATGTAAAAAACATTATCGTGAAAATTCAAAAGACTTAAAAGATAACCTTAATTCCAAAGATGATTTAGTGAAATGGTTAATTGATATTCATAATAATGTAAATATCAAAAATAATAAATCTGCATGGTCATATACTGATGTTTACAATAAATATCAAGATATATATAATTCATCTAACACTATAAATAGTGTTTTGATAATTGTTATAATTCTTATCGTTCTATTTTTTGTTTTTTTTCTTTTTAATATATATCATGGTAACAAAACTGGTTGTAAATAAATTATATACAGATGAGCACATCAAAACTTTAGAAGGCAATTGGATTGATGAAAGTTATATAAAACAACCTATTATACAAAAAGATACAGATGTTTATTATTTAAATAATGATAATGTAGAAACATTATTATTAAAATTTAGGAAAAATGTTATAACTAATGATGAATTACAGATAGGATGGGACGCTTATAAAAATTTATCGAAACCTAGTAGAGGTCGAGGTGCATCTGCTGGACCTATTGATAAATCAGGACAATATTGGTCTAAAAGAGTTATTGTAAATGATAATAAATGGATGACTAGTTATTTAAGTCCTAAAGGTTTAATTCTTAAAGAAGGATATGATGAATTATCTTTAGATGAACTATCAAAAAAATGCTCAGAATATAATATTGATGCGGGAGATTTATCTAGACATGATATTATAATTAGTATTATTAAAAAAGAAGGAGGTGTTTCTAAAATGCGTGTGAATAACCAGGTTGCATCATCTGCTATCGGATATTTTGATGAAGATAAAAAAATGTCTAAAACTCCCTGTCGATTAACATATTTCTCTAAACATAATTTTACTGACTATAAAAATGGTTTCCCTTTTATAGAAAAAATTGATAAATTATATAAATTGTTAGTACCAGATGCTCATCAACGTCAACATGAACGCGCCTCTCAAAAACCTCATTTAAAAATAAGCGATACCTCCTTCTCAACTGTAACTATTAATAGAAATTTCAGGACAGCATTACATAGAGATGCCAATGATTTTAGAGGCGGATTTGGTAACCTTACAGTTATTGAAAGAGGTAAATATCAAGGAGGATATACAGTATTTCCACAATTCGGTATTGGTATAAACCTGAGAAACAATGATTTTGTAGTTATGGATGTACATCAGTGGCATTCGAACACACCTATAACTGAATCCAAAGAAGATGAAGAATTCAATAAATCATTACCTAAAGTTTATAAAGATAATCCTGCTGTGGGTACTGTAGGTATTTATGAATTATATACTAGATTATCGTTTGTATGCTATTTAAGAGAGAAAATATTGAATTGTCCTGATGTAATTGATCCAGAATATTTATATGGAATAGAAGATAAGGAAAAAACAAAAAAAACAAAATGATAATATTATATTAGTTTATTTAAAGATTTATAAATATCTATAAATAAATAATGGAAAAGATATCTGTAATAACATTATTTAATGATTTTTTAAATTTCAAAGATTTAATTTTATATAATTTTAACAATATAAAATATCCTAAAGAATTAATTGAATGGATTATCGTTGATGATTCAAAAAAATATAATGGTGATTTATTCCCTATGGATGAAAATGTTTTGTATATTCATTTTAAACCTGATGAAATTAAAGAACATTTAGAAAAATGCTTTAAAAAGTTTGACATGCATAAAAATGATGTCACTTTTGAAAATGATCAAAAACGTGGTGAATATGAATATCATCTAAATTTACTACGTTTGCCTAGTGGATTCAAAAGAGATTATGCTATTGGTTTATCTTCCAATCCATACATTTTACATTTAAATTTTGATTGTATTTATCTTGAAAATGATATTACAAAAAAAATCAATATTATAAAGAAAAAACGAATTGAATGTTTATATTCTGATTATATGATTACATATAATATTAAAAATAGAAAATTTGGTAAATTAAATGGATATAAATCAGAATCATGTTTATTCCATACCAAAGAATTTTGGTCTAGAAAAGGTTTTAAATGGGACGAAATGTATAATGAAGCTGATCAATTCTATTATGGTAATGGTGCTGCCAGAAAATATTATAAAGAAAGTATTATTCAGTTACTAACAAATCATAATTTTAATAAATATAATATAGAATCCAATTCTGCTACACATAATAATTATAAACATATACAAATCCCCGATATTGTTTTTAATATTAATAATAAATTATATGATTCTCAAGTAGAACTAAATGATTTATTATATAAAAAACAAATTACTATCGCTTCAATCAATTCTGAAAATATTCTAACTAAAGGATTATTAATTAATAATATACATTATTTAGAATATAATAAAAATACACGCAATTTAAATAAGATTACCAGCGATTTAGATTTAATTGGTAAAATGGATATGATCATCTCTAATCTAACACAAGAATCTATGAAATTTATTCCTAAATATAATTTAGATTATTTTATGCTATTAAATAGACCTAAAAGAATTGTTCCAGGATATTTAATATTTAATAATATTTATATCAAAAAGGAATTATATATTAAAAATGATGATGAAAAAAAAGATGATGATAAAATTAAAGATGATGATGAAATTAAAGATGATGGTAAAATTAAAGATGATGAAGAAATTATAAAAGATGATGATGAAATCAAAAAAGATGATGATGAAATCAAAAAAGATGATGAAATTATAAAAACTTAACTTAATAAATTAAATTATTATTTTTTTATAATATAATATATAAAAATGCCCAATCAACTTTTAAATAAAAAAATGACAGAAAATGCTTTCCAAATATCATTGATTGCTGCCATCTACTTTTTACTCTTTGCTCACCCTATTGTATTTAACCTTGTAGATAAACTATTTGAAATGACTGGTATTCAATTAGGTGATACTGTATTAACTATTATTCACTCTGTTATTTTTGCTATATTTTTCTTTTATACTGTCAGATATGTATCCACACTTTAATTTAAATCATTTAAAAAAATAATAATATAACTAATTATATATATATAAATGGAACAACTAGCGATTGATAATATAAATAACTTAATAAATGTTAATACAGATACTGATTTAATATTTAATAATAAATCTATTACAATTAATAATGATAATACAACAGCATATGTTAATGTAAATCCATCTTTTTCTTTGTATTTTACATTCCACCAAATATTTAACTCACCCGGATTAAATAAAAATTATATTAGAATATTAAATTATTCAATAGATAACCTATTTAATAATAAAAACTTTATAAAATTAATTGAAGAAGATCATGAAATAGAAGAAATTATGGATGATATTTCTATTAAATTAGATTTAATCACAGAAAAATATAATAACAAAATTTGTAATAAATTTTATGATAATATCTCAAATATTATACATACTTTTAATGAACAATGGGAAGACCTTATGAAAATTGTTGTGAAAGGTCTTCCTCATATGTATCATAATGACGATAATGAATCTAGTAGTGATGATGAAGATTTATCTAAAGAAGATTAATATGGTATATATCTAAAATCTGAATATGGATATAATTTCACAGTATATGATACATTATTTATATATACTCCTTCGCCATCCATTAATTCACGACAACCTCTTTCCTCTAAACAATTTTTATTATTTATTTCTATTGATTGTTTTACTTGAATATGATTATTTAATAATGTATAATAATTCCATTCATTTGATCCTCTATAAGTTCTTCGACCATATAATGGTTTTACATCATTTGAACCACTCGCATTTGTTAATGTACCTATATTTTGATATTCATTTGGTTCCCCACGAGTTCTAATATTTATAGGAAGTCCTCTACCACCATTATATTCTCTTTCAGGACCTCTATTATATTGTTTAGTTTCACCTCTATCTATTATTTGTGTAGGTCTATCAATTACTACTACTTTCTCTTCTTTTTCTAAAATTGGACAGACACATTCTCCATTATTTTTATTTAATTTATCAATAATTAAATATACTATTAAAAATAATATCACACATCCAAAATAAAATACAGTTTTACTCATACATACTAATTTATCAGATTTCATATATAATATAATTATATTTTATTTATCTTGTATTACATCCCCAGAAACACTGTTCTGTAGCACTATTACACGTTGATTCTCCATTATATGTAATACAATTTATGCACGGGGATTCATCCCACTTGCAACTTCCCCCCGCCTCACAAGTATTGGAATTATTATATTTCGAACATATTGGGATTACGGCGGCCA